ATATTAGTCTCAGAAGAAATAAAAAAGATAACATCAACCATCATTAGCGGAGTAAGCTCAATTGAGGAATACCGTAAGCAGTGTGGAAAAGTCTCAGGGCTTAAACGCTCTATTGAGCTGATAGACGATGCCATCAAAACATACACAAATGACATTGATGAGGACGATTAAAAATTAATTGTTGACACATTTTATTTTGTGTGTTAATTTCTTTTTAATTAAACAGTGTTCAATTAACTTGGAAATAATAATCCATGACCCAAATAGCTTTTGAAGCAGAAAATATACCGGCTGAGAAATTGCCGAAACCCGCAGGATGGAGGCTTTTAATAGCTCCAGTAAAAATAAATGAGACATCAACAGGCGGCATCGTCTTTGTTGATAGATCCATTGAAGAATTAGAATATTTCCGAAATATAGCTAAAGTTGTCGCAGTTGGCGATGAATGCTATACCCACCCCAAGTTTCAAGGCGGCGTTCCGCTCGATCAAAGAACACCTACGCCCTGGTGCAAAGTTGGTGATATTATCAGCTATAGCTCCTATACCGGCGCTGAAATGACCATTAATCATGACGGCGTAAAAAGTAAGCTCAGAGTTATTAATGATGATGAAGTAGTGACGACTATCCATGATATGTCTATCTTTAAGTTTTTATAACGTAGCCTAGTGCTATGAAACATCGTCGTGATGACGATACAATCCTACTAATGGAAATTTTATGTTTGATGAGAATGACGAGTACGATCTAGGATCGCTTGAGCAAGAGTTACCCGAAGAAAACGCAGTGCCAGATGTTGTAATTGAGGATGTGTCTAATACACCTGAACAAGCAGCCGAAGCAAAGGAAGAAGATGATAAAGAATCGTACAGCAGGAGAGTCCAGAAGCGAATTGACAAGCTGGCCTATGAAAGAAATGTTGAACGCGAATTAAGATTAAAAGATAGTGCGGAATTAGCTGCATTAAAAGCCCAGACAGAAGAGTTTAGGCAAGAAATTGAAGAATTAAAGCAGTTCCGTCAGAAAGAGGCTGAACAGCAAACCAATTTAGAACTTGAGCAGAAACGACAAGAGCTAATTAAGCGTAAGAAGGAAGCCTTGGAAATAGGCGATTACGACGAAGTAGCATTGGTCGATGATGATCTCATGGACATCAAATTACAGCTACGGCAAAAGCCTGAGCCTGTCAAACAAACACAACATGAGCCTGTAAAGCCTGCTCCTAAAGAGCCTGAGCCAGTTCAAGAGCCTGTTGTGAACATTCCCAAAGCATTGCAAGACTGGGAAGCAAACAATTCGTGGGTTTATGATCCAAAGCAAGCCGCACGATTGGAAAAAACCAATAAAATCTATCAAGCATTACTCGAAGATGGCTATGAGGCTGATGATCCAGATACCTTTGTTCAGTTGGATAAGCGACTTAAGCGTGAAACTCCTCCGGCTGTTAGTGGCGTTGATCGAGGCGAAGTAGTCGGAACTACGGCTCAAACTGGTTTTTCCTCTCAAGACAAGACGCTGATGCGTGAGTTTGGATTAGACCCTGACAATCCTGTTCACCGTAAAGAATGGATAAAGAATAGGAAATAACAATGGCCGGATTAACTAAAGATCAAAGAGCAACGAGAATGACTGACGATTCAAGATTACCAAGAGAACAAGAACTTAGGGCTTCTGAGCCAATTCACGAAGAGTACGGCAGTTGGGATGACGATTCTATGCTAAGTACCAAAAACATTTCACCACGGGACGGATACGTTCAAAGATGGGTGCGAACCTTAGTGAAAGGTACAGAAGACCAAGCAAATGTTTTCAAAAAGTACAATAAAGGCTGGAAACCAAGACCTGCTTCAAGTATTCCTAAAGGTCAGTTTGTCATGCACGTAGACTTTAATGGGGTCGATGTGATCGGTATTCATGGGATGATTCTCATGGAAAGACCAAAGGCATTACATGACAGGCAGAGACAGCAAGTTAGAGAAGAAACTAATTTGCAGATGTCAGCGGTCAAGCAAAATATGTACAAAGAGCATGTTCAAGGCTCCGGGTTATCAAGACCTGAAATGACAGAACGAATCAATGTTAGTCGTGGTGGTCGTCCACCAACAATAGACGATTAACGCAAGCATAATATTTATTGTCGTGAGACATTAAGGAAATAACGATGGCAAATTCTAGCGCCCCTTTCGGGCTTAAGCCAGTAAGACATATTACTGGCGGCGAGATTAGGTCAAATGCTTATAAAATAGCATCTGGCTATGGTACCGCAATTTATACAGGTGATCCTGTCCTACAAACAACTGATGGCACAATTATTATTGCTGTCGGTACTGGCGGAACTCCTTCAACTGCAACTATCGGCGTATTTGGCGGCGTAAGCTATACCAATGCAGTCGGTGCTAAGGTTTACAGTGCTTACTGGCCTGCAAGTACCGTAGCAACCGATATTGAAGCTATTGTCTATGATGATCCAAGTATCATCTTTGCTATCCAATCTGACGCTACTGGCGTTGCTGCTGGCGACTTAGGCCAGTTATGTGATGTTGAAATCGTTGCTGGTGATCCAAAAACAGGCAAATCAGGCACTAACCTGGATATGTCTACTGGCTCCGGTACAACTGGCAAACATCTCCGTATTCTCCGGTTCCTTAACGATAACGTCAACGAAGCTGGCGCTTATGCCGTTGTTGAAGTTGTATTTGCAGAACACGCGCTTAAAGGCGTTGTTTCAGGTGTAGGTGGTATCTAATGGCTATGACAAGAGCGCAGTTTGCAAGACAACTGCAAGCGGGTTTAAATACCGTATGGGGCTTGGAATATAACTCTTATCCAGAAGAATGGAAAAGAATATTCCGAATTGAAAATTCCAAAAAAGCGTTTGAAGAAGATGTACTGACTACTGGCTTCGGTGCTGCTGTTGTAAAGCCTGAAGGTAGTGCGGTAACTTATGATGATGCGGCTGAGGCGTGGACTTCTCGCTATACACACGAGGAACTTGCGTTAGCTTTCTCAATTACTGAGCAAGCTATAGAAGATAATTTATACATGACAATGGGCGCAAAATACTCTCGCGCATTGGCTCGTTCTATGCAACATGCGATGGAAATTAAAGGTGCTGCCGTTCTTAACAATGGTTTCAGCTCTTCTTATGTGGGCGGTGACGGTGTAGCATTCTTTTCTGCCTCACATCCATTGGCAGGCGGTGGTACATTTAGTAACTTGCTATCAACTCCGGCAGACTTGTCAGAAACATCAATTGAAGATTTGTTGATTCAAATCCGCAAAACAAAAGATGATCGTGGCATCCCTATTGCGTTGAAAGCAGTTGATCTGGTTATTCCACCTGAGTTGGAATTTACAGCAAGCCGTATCCTGGATTCTGCATTGCGTACCAATACAGCGGATAACGACATTAACGCCATTAACAAGAAAGGTATTTTTGGTCGCGATGCTGTTGTGATAACGCGGCTAACCGATCAAGATGCGTTTTTCATCAAGACCGATGCGACAGATGGTATGAAAATGTTTAACCGTGTGCCGGTTCAGACGAAGATGGAGCCGGAATTTAATACCGGAAACATGAGATTTAAGGCGCGCACCAGAATTTCGTTTGGATGGTCTGATCCTCGCGGCTGCTTTGCAAGTCAAGGTAGCTGATGTAACTTGTTGTTTTTAAAGGATAAATTAAGCCTCGCTATATGCGGGGCTTTTTTATGCCTAATAATTTGTATTGATACCACATATCATGTATAATGTGCCTTTAATTTGCATTATAACTCAAATATACATATATGAAAGAGCAAGTGATATACAAAATAATAAATTTAGTTAACGACAAGTTTTATGTTGGTAGTACATACAACAAGTCTGAAAGATTCAGAACACATAGGAATAAGTTAAGACGGAATGCTCACCATTGCGCACACTTGCAAGCAGCATGGAATAAGTATGGTGAAGAAAAATTTTTATTTAAAGTTATTGAAATCATTCCTGACGATCAATCGTTGCAGGATGCAGAAGATGTTTGGCTGATTGAGCATGTAGGAAAAAAGCATTGTTACAATGCAGGGTTACGTTCTGGCGCTCCGTGGAGAGGTGGCAGGAAAGAAGATCATCCAAGCTACGGAAAGCCGTTATCACAAGAAACAAAAAACTTAGTATCTATTGGATTAAAAGAAACTTATGCTGGAAATCCAGAAAATCATCCAAGATATGGTAAAAAGCATTCTCAAGAAACTATAGATAAAATTAAGGCAAATAGAATTGCGCCAAGCGGCGAAAATCATCACCTGTTTGGCAAATCTCTTTCAGAAGAAGCAAGACGTAAAATTAGCGAAGCTCAGAAAGGAGTAAAAAGAGGCCCAAGAATACTTTCCGATGAAGGAAGAGAGAAGATAAGGATAGCTGCGGAATTAGGGCATTACAGTCATTGGCAAGGTCGTAACCACACGCAAGAATCCATAGACAAGATGTCATTACCCATACAGGAAGTAACTCAAAACATATTTTTCACATCATTAACAAATGCACTTGAGTATTATGACTTCCCAATGCCTACATTAACCAGGGCGTTAAAGAAAGGTAAGCCCATAGTGAAGGGTGAGAAGCGTGGCTTGCAGTTTGTCTATATTGATCGTGAGCTATTAGCACAACAAGAAAACATAAACCCTAATCTAAAAGGCGAGCGATATGTTGGCCTCCCTGTTCCGCATTATGATCATTGTATCGCAGATGGTTGTGGTCGGAAGGTTGCGGGAAATGGGCTTTGCTTAATGCACTACAAGAGAGCTAAAAGAGGGACGCTGTAACCTTACCCACAATAATACTTATAAACTATAAGCCCGCAATCATAAATTCTATGATAATTGTGCAAAATCATATTTTCTCTTTCTGATAAAGACGGGTCGTAGTTTTTTAGAATCCCGCTAAGCTTGTGTTTTTGAAATAAATAGCGAGAGTACCTTGCTCCAGATTTTACATAATAGTAGCTAGGAGTCGTTTCGTGTGACTTAACAAATCCGACCTTTTCGTATCCATTACCATTAAAATATCTCTTGTCGCAAAAGGTTTTTATGCCAGATGGATGGTGATTCTTAATGAAGAAAGACATTAATTTAGAGAATCCGCCTGCAATTGATGTCTGTTTTTTAGCGCACAATCTGACTAACTCATACCAATTTTCATCAAGTTTATTGACCGATTCTCTTTTATTTGAAAAGGTTGCAAGCATGACTAATACGTCATCATAAAACAGTCCTATTCTTATTGGGGCACTAACATAGCCTTGAATATGATTGTCATTAAGAAATATCTCTGAATCTTTCCTTTCCACATAAGATATTCTTGTTTTCCGAGCGTAGACCGTATTTTCTACAACTCCCAAACGATTAGCTATGATTGACTTTACGATGTCTTTTTTAGTATTCCATTCATCATCAAATATCTGAATCAAACCAAAGTCCTGAGCCTCCGTTAGCTTTAGCTTGTCAAGATGATAGGTATTGTCTTTATATTTGTCAGAGTGATAATACACGCCACAAAACTCTATCCCTAGTTTTTTAGATGGCACTAAACAGTCAATTTCTAATGGCTTAATAAGCGACCTATCTGAATAAATACAAGGTGCTATTGATGACACATAGTCACATAATTCTTGTTCTCCTTTAGAGATATTTTCAGTGGTATTAGCGCATACATCACACCCATGACCACCTAAATGATCTGCCGGTAGTTGATTAAAATCACCGTGAATAGGGCATGTTATTGTTACTGGGTGAGAGTTTTTTACATAATCGACATTTATGTATGAATAAAATCCATCATGAACATCAGTTGCTTTTCTAACAAAGTCAGATGTATTTGATCTGTATTTTAACCCTCTTGTTTTATACGAGCATTTTGAACAGCCACTTCCTGATGTGTGGCTTTCTGCACTTTGACTGAACTTACCATGTACTGAGCATATAATTGTAATGTTTTTGTCACTTCCGGTATATTTTGATAGAGAGTAGTCATACCTATCTCCGTGCGTAGCTTTAGCTTCGGCAATAAATTCCTCTGTAGATTTTAACTTAATTGTCGGCAGGATTTCTTTATAGCAATCAGGACATCCTTGGCCTGATAAATGATTGCTTGGTGTTTGTGGGAATGCTCCATGCTTATGGCAAACAATATCTACATTCTCTTTGTTGCCAGTATAAATTACGCTGAAATAATCAAACTTGTCGCCATGAATTTTTTTAGCTTTTTTTATAAATTCTTCGGTATTGCTTCTTAATTTAACGGCTGCACTGTCATGCCCACATTGATCACACCCCGTTCCTCTCAAGTGTGCATTAGGGGTGTTTTTAAAATCACCATGCTTACTGCATGTTATAATTACCTTCTTCTTGTTTGACACATAAATAGTCTTTTCGTAAGAGTATTTGTTTCCATGAATGGCTATTGCGTCACTAATAAATGTTGCTGTTGATTTCCTACTTAAATTTGCTATTGACTCTCTAGCACAATTTTTACAGCCTTTGCCAGCGATATGTGAGTATGCTTTTTGTGGGAAAACACCATGTTTTTTGCAAATGATATTGACGTTTTCATGTGAGGCTACATAAAAAGTTTGTGAGTAGTCGTAAGTATCACCATGCTTGGCAATCGCTTTTTTTAAAAAGGATTCTTGAGGTGTCATTTTAGTCTTAACTTTCAGTATAGTTTATTCAGTAAATTGGATTGCAGCAAAATACGTTACTGAGGCGCATTTGTCGGGTTCGATGCCCTATTGCTGCTAGAGCATTATAGTAAAGAAATCGGTATATTAAAACTGTGCATTACCATAAATAAAATAACTTTACAAACAAAAACAACTATGCTATAAATGAATTTCAAATTGCTATATCACTTCCCTTAAGTGGGTTTCTATCGTCGTGATGACGAAAGGTTGTTAAAATGGCTTCAAAACATAATCTCTCACGCGCTACCAATTTATATTGGGGCGATGCTTACTTTGCGCCTGTATTTAATACAAATGAACGACCAGGCGTCCCATTTCATCCATTAACAAAGCTCATTCTTGGCTCTCCTGATGCGCTTGACGCCAATGGCTTAGTTGTTGCTGCTACAGGCTCAGAATTGCCAGATACAGCCACAATTACTTACACTACTGCTACAGACAACACATCCCCATTAAACGGCGCTATTGCCGCTCCTACAGCTATTGCTATGAATGACGGCACTACGCCATTAGTCTGGACGCTTGATGTGCCTCGCAACATCACAATGGATGTTACTCATGGCACTGCGGCATTGGCGATGACGGTAACAATTACCGGCTATGACGTGTACAAAAACAAAATGGTTGAAACCTTATCAACCACTGCCGGAACAACGTCTAAATCTGCTGCTGGCAAAAAGGCGTTCAAGTACATTTATTCTTACGCCATCACATCACCAAGCGATGCAACAACTAATACGCTCGATATTGGGTGGGGCGATGTCTTAGGCTTGCCGTACATGCTGAATGTAAAATCAGACTTGATGCAAGTGTGGTTTAACAACATATTGGAAACAACGGCAGCTACTTCTGTTGTAGGTGCGACTGCAACGGCCACAGCTACGACCGGCGATGTTCGCGGGACTATTAATCTTAACTCTGCATTGGATGGTTCGCCTGTTGCGGCATGGGTTAGACTGGTTCCCACTAGCAAAGAAACAATGGTTGGTGTTGATCAGTACGCGGGGTAATGTATGCGCCCGATTGTTAATACTTATACGGTAATTGCATCGAGTTCAGCGGGAGTTTGTGCCTCACAGACTCCTTCTGGCGCAGGCGAATTAACCCTTGATGGCAGCTTAATCTCAGGTGGCATATTAACTTTAGCCACACCTCAACATATTTCTGTTTCATGCGCTGGATCGGATGCAGCTAAAACCTTTACGGTAACTGGAACTGATTTCATTGGTGCGGCGTTATCGGAAACCATTGCTGGATCGGCGGGATCGATCACTAATGGCACAAAGAACTTTAAGACTGTAACCTCTGTAACGGTTAGTGCGGCAACGGCTGGTGCTGTTACAGTTGGTGTGCTTGGAGTGCTGGAAACCCCATGGATACCGCTTAATGTTCAAGTAACCCCGTTTAGTTATTCCTATCAAGTTGATATTGGTACTGCTACATTCACTGTAGAGGGAACCCTTGACAATACTCAAGACAACTCAATACCAACACCGTTTACTGTTCAATCATCTGGATCTGCCGATGTCACCGGATCGGCAACTGCGCCGGTAATGGCTGTTAGAGTAAAGATAACGGCCTTTACGTCTGGTGCAATAACTTTCAGAGTGTTACAGGCAGGTATCTAGTGCTTGTCTCTGAATTGATAACGGTTGTTAGGGAAGATTATCTTGATGACCGTGGCCCAGAATATGGCTGGAATAATGCCTCACTGCTTCGTAAATTTACAGAGGCAGAGAGGCAGGCTTGTAATAGGGCTAATCTGCTTTATGATGACTCGACAACATCTATTGTTAAGTTAACATTGGTTAATGGACAAGCAAGCTATTCGTTTAGCTCAAAGATAACGGCAATTGAAAATATTATCTTTGCTGGCAAATACGTAACCAAAGCAACTAAAGAAGATCTTGACGCAACAAATCCAACATGGCGAACAGATACAGGAATGGCAGGTAAAAATGTCTATGCTGTTATTTCTGGGCGAACTATCCGATTAACGCCAATTCCAGATGCAGATGATGCTGGTGAATTAATCTCGCTTGAAGTTTATAGGTTGCCATTACTTGATATTGAAGAAACTGATCAAGAGCCTGAAATACCATCTGAAAATCATAGGGATTTAGTTTATTGGGTGCTTCATGAATGCTACAAAAAACAAGATCTTGACTTATTTAGTCAAGAAAAATCAGATTATTACTTGAGCCGATTTAATCAAATATTTGGCGTCCCTGTATCAGCGTTGGTTAGGCAGCATCAGTTTGAAAGCCCAAGAACATTAACTCATAGGCCAGCATCATATATGCAGCCAACAGAAATTGCAGATGAGTGGTAATAATATGGATGAGCCGCAACACCCACGTAGAAGAAGAACAGACCTTGAAGAAAGTATTGCTATCTATGAGTTTCAGAAGCAAATAGAACGAATTGATAAGTTCATTGAAGATGCTGACCCATTAATGGCGTATGTAAAAGCTGAGATCATCAGAAATCAAAAACGGGCGGAGCTAATTGACTCTATTCAAAAAACGGTTCTTGGTGCAGGAATATTGTTTGTGTTAGGCGTTATTGGCGCATGGGTAATTGAAAAATTGAAACTAGATTTTGGAGTAAGGCAATGACATTTGATAGTTTTTTAAGTGCTTTTTTATACCTTAAGGAAAGGCTGTCTGAACCAAGCACACACGCATCTTTAGCGGTTATTTTTGCTTCGGTTGGTATCCGCATTGATGATGTGTTGATTCAGTCTGTATTCGCTATTTTAACCATTATTTTTGGCTTTGCCGGGATACTGTTAAAGGAAGATAAGCGTGACAGAAATCCTTGATCTAAGAGCGCCCAAGCTAAAGGTAAGATTTGATAAAGGCGTTACTGTAAAGCCTATATTCTATTATCTTGACGACAGTAATGCAGTGGTCGATCTAACCGACTATACAGCGATTATGGAGATATATCTTCTCTATACCGATACAGTCCCAGAAATTACTTTAACGACCGAAAATGATGGGCTTGAGCTTGTACAAGGCACTGCACGAATAAAGTCAGGAACTACACTAATTGATGGCTCCGTACTGCAAGATGACTTGTTGGTTCCCAATGCGTGGGGCGTAAAGCTTAACTTAACGTCCGATGTTACTGCTGATTTGGAATGGACTACAGCCGTATTTCACTTGAATTTGATTGAGCCTTTAGGGGACATAATCCCTTTTATTAAAGGCATTTTATTACCTAGCGATCCTGAGCCTATTCCGTGACCGATTCAATCATAGTTGTTAATGACGGCAGCTATATTGTATCGAGTCAGTCTAGCCAAGGAATTATTGCTGTTGATGATGCAAAAGTTATTTCAGTTGATCCTGATGTCTCAACGGTTATAGCAGATGGTAGCAGTTTTGTAGTTACACCTCCAGCACAGTCGGCAATTATTGTTGGAGGACAACAAGGGATTCCAGGTGTAAGCGCCTATAACAGTGCTACACGAACAGGATTTTCCGGTACAGAACCAGAATGGGTTACATCGTTACGCGGCCCACCAGGGCCAAACGCAGCCGTTGTTTATGCGTTTTCTTGGGGAGATGTTTCGCCTGGGCTGATGCTAACCGTTCCATCCGGCAAAATGGTTTTCAAGGTTGAAATTATCTTAAAGACCTCTTTTGATGTAGCAACGACATTATCTGTTGGCGATAGCGTCGATCATGAACGATTATTTCCTGCTACCGCATTTTTGTCGGCCTCAGTAGGAACGGTTCAATCAAACCCTGGGTATACGTACTCTAGCGATACGCCTATTAATTTATACATAACCCTGGGCAGCGGAACATCTGCCGGAAACGGGTTAATTTTATTGTACATACAGGATTAAGAAATGAGTATTTGGTCAGATTTATTGGGCACTACGAAGTCAATTTTTGGCATTGGTTTATCAGGCGTCAAGTTAAAGAATAGCTCCGGTAATTTACTGGTTCGTAATAATGCGGATAGCGCAGATTCGGAAATAACTGCATCTAAAGTCAATATATCTGGCGAATCGTTAGTTATCAATAGCGATAGTGTTGGCTCCGGGGCTGATTGGAAGATAACTTTAGCACGACCAACCTCTGGCATGACAGACGATGTAATTTTGACACTCCCTGTTGATGATGGCACGGCTAGTCAAGTCTTAGGTACAGATGGCTCAGGTAATTTGTCATGGGTGACGGCTGGCGATACTTCTCTTTGTTCAAAGGTAAACTCAACCACGTTGGCATTTGGCTCTAGTTCTCCAGTCTCACTTTTTTCAACTGGGTCAGGCGATGTAATTGAAGTAATTAAGGTCATTGTTGATACTGCATTTAATGGCACGGCCCCAACAGTTACAGTCGGTATAGCGGGAACGACCAGCAAATATAGCGCAACAACGGATGTTAATTTGAAGGTTGCTGGAAGCTATCATATTCATCCAGAACTGGACGCTCAAGGCATAGAGGCATTGATTGCAACTTACTCGGCAGATAGCTCAAGCGCAGGTTCAGCAAGAATTATTGTTTCATACGCAACTCCGGCATAATCTTATGGCAATTCCACTAACTCTATCAAATCTGTCTGCGACGCTAAAGGATGTTTTTAACATCGATAAGCTTGCACTGGACGCAACACAACTTACAGCACAACGAACATATACCGCTCTTGATAAAGATATTGTCCTCGATAGGGATTACATCGAAGTTCTTGAACATGACGGGACAACAATTACAAAAGTTAAGACGACACTTGGCTATGTCCATTTGTTGAGATATGACGGCATAACAATCGATTTGGTTTACTTCCCATAAAGGATAAAAATGACAGCAAAATATGCAGTAGTAAAGAATGGTTCAAATTTACAAGAAATACAAGCAGGTGACAGGCTAAATGGGGAGTCTACGGGGGTTTATTTTGACATTATAGCCCTTAGTAGTGCTGACATTGCCGCTCTTGGAAGCGGCGTTAATGTCGAGCCTGCTCAAGAAGCCGGAACTATAGCGATTCCTACATTTGCGGTTTTGCAGTTCAACGCAGGGTCAGAAGTTTTTGCTAATGACTCAACGCAGCTTTTTTTATATGTTGACGATAACGACTTTTCCCCTGTCTTGAGTTTAGATCAAGCCTCTTTTGCTAGTGCAGGAGATTTGTATGGTCTATTTTCTGCATCAGGATCATTAGGGGAAACTGCCAATATCGTTAATAAGCCGATTGTGTTGAAATCAGAAAACGCTATAGGCTACACAGGATCAATCCTGACCAGTTCAATTAATTCAGGAGGTACAGGATATACTGTAAGCGATACAATCACTATTGGAAATGCGCTAATCACTGTGAATACAGTTGATGGCGGTGGTGCCGTATTGACGTATACAGTTACAGATGCGGGCACTGGATTTGTAGTTGATGTATATCATCAAGATTCTACTAGCGGTAGCGGGGTTGATTTTAGTGTTAATGTAGACAGTATCACACCGCTAAGTAATGGGACAGCTTCATTGTACCTTGAGTACAAAATTATTCAAGTAGTATAAGTTATGTCACAGCGAGTTTTTGTTAAAGACGATACGTGGGCTGATAGGTTTACGGAAGCTCCATTAGCTACTGATAGAGAGAATTGGATAGCCCCTGCTGACTTAGGTATTGGTGCGCAAGGGGCGACAGGGGCGCAAGGTGCAACAGGAAGTCAGGGGGCTACTGGCGCTCAAGGCTCCGTTGGTTCGCAAGGTGCACAGGGAAGTACGGGATCGGTCGGAG